AAGGTGGTGCTAATTATGTCAAAGATGATTTTTATTTGGCAACTGCCGCAGACATTGTAGCAGACCCTTCTGCTCCCGATGCATTTGTTGACGGTATTATGGAAGGTAAAGAGTGGATTTGGGATAACGGTGTTGTAAAAGAATCCATTATTTCAAAAATCAAAGAAAGTGTGAAGAAAAGCCCTGCTTCTAATTTAGATTCTACTAAGTTAAAAGCATTTAATTCTTTTCTATCAAAACTTTAGAATTTATAAATATAAACAGAGATTTTCTCACAAATATAGGAGTTTCTATGTCAGATCAAGAAATTCTGGAGCAGGAGCAAGAAGTGCAACAAGAAACTGAAGTTCAGGTTTCAGAAGAATCTACAGATAAAACAAACACAAAACCAGTTGGGTCGGCCGCTAAACGATCTTTAGATAAAGATGGTGGTAAAGATCCAATGCCTACAATCGAAGCAGATCAATCATCGGATGATGTTGGTGCCGATCCTACAAAGAGTGGTGCCGAAGATGGTGGAACTGCATCGGCAAAACCAAACTACACAAAGAGTGTAGGTAAAGCAAAGTCAGGAAAAATGTCAGAAGGCGCAACAAGAATGGGAATGATTAAAGACATTTACGATATGCTTCAAGAAATGGATAAAGATTCTATTGATGAAGTTCGTAAAGCATTGTCGGAAGGTGAATCTGAGGAAGAAACAGATGAAGTAACCGAGTCAACAGCCCAGTCTCTTTCTGATGAAGAGTTGGATAAACTCAAAAAAGAATATCAAATTGATGTCAAAACAGATGTTGAAGCCTTGATTCAAGGTGAAGAATTGTCTGAAGATTTCAGAGAAAAAGCGGCCACAATTTTTGAAGCCGCCGTTTTTGCTAAAGTTAATGAAGAGGTAAACTCTAGAATTGAAACTTTAGAAGAGCAATATAAATCTCAACTTGAAGAGAGCATTTTAAAGACTCGTTCTGAAATGACTGAAAAAGTTGATGATTATCTCAATTATGTTGTTAAAGAATGGATGCAAGAAAATGAACTTGCTATCGAAAAAGGCATTCGATCAGAAATTGTTGAAGATTTCATGGTTGGACTTAAAAATCTGTTTGTTGAGCATTATATTGACATTCCAGATGAAAAAGTTGACCTTGTTGATGATCTTTTCTCTAAAGTTGAAGATCTTGAAGAATCTTTAAATAAAGAGATGGAAAAGAATGTAGGTATGCAGAAAGACTTAAAAGAATATAAGAAGTTTGAAGCAGTTGCCTCCGTTTGCGAAGACTTGACAGATGTTCAAGTTGAAAAAATGCAAAAATTAGCAGACAGTGTAGACTTTGAAACAGAAGAAGGCTATACGGAAAAATTGCAGGTAATTAAAGAAAATTATTTTCCTGCAGAAGGTTCAGTTGCTCCAGAAGGAACCACAAATGATGATTCCGAGACTGAAGTATTAACTGAAGAGGAAGCCAAAGAAGTTGTAGAGACGGCAGACATGTCGGACACCATGAAATGGTACAGTACGGCTATCTCACGTTCAATTAAAAAATAATCCTAACCGCACCCTATAGGAGAAAACAAATATGTATTTGTCAGAACAATTACAAAAAAAATGGGCTCCGATTCTTGAGCATCCAGATCTTGGAAACATCAAGGACCCATACAAAAGAGCAGTAACAACTGTCCTTTTGGAAAATCAGGAAAAAGCACAGGGAAATGATGCTGAAGTATTGTCTTCATCTAATTTCTTGACAGAGGCTGGCCTTGGCGCTGGTGTTATGCCAGACGTTCCTGCCGCATCTGTTATTGCTGGTACAGGTGGTCACGTTGCAAAATTTGACCCAATTCTTATTTCACTCGTAAGACGAGCAATGCCTAATTTGATTGCATATGACATTTGTGGTGTGCAACCAATGACAGGTCCAACAGGGCTTATTTTTGCTATGAGAGCAAAAAAGAGTTCTGGTGCTGGAGCGGCCGCTAAAGAAGCATTTTATAACGAAGCGGATACAGTACATTCCAGTAATACTGATGTTACTCAAGGTACATCAAACCCCGGTCTTATTATCCATACAAACGGCGCCGCAAATACTAAGATTGCTAATACTGCCGGTGGTATGCTCACAGGTCGTGCAGAACATATTACACCTGCATTGATGTCCTTCAGTATTGAGAAGGTAAGTGTAACTGCAAGGTCAAGAGCCTTGAGAGCAGACTACACGATGGAAGTTGCTCAGGATCTTAAAGCCGTTCATGGTTTAGATGCTGAAACAGAACTTTCCAACATTCTTTCTGCTGAAATTCTTGCTGAAATCAACAGAGAGGTTGTACGTAAGATTTATCTTGACGCCAAAGTTGGTGCCCAACATAATACAACAACACAAGGAATTTTCGATCTTGATACAGACTCTAATGGTCGTTGGTCAGTTGAAAAATTCAAAGGTCTTATGTTTCAAATTGAGCGTGAAGCCAACGTTATCGCAAAAGATACACGTAGAGGGAAAGGTAATATCATAATTACTTCTTCTGATATTGCTTCCGCCCTTCAAATGGCTGGTGTTCTTGATTATGCACCTGCTCTTGATAGCAATAATCTTACACCAGATGACACAGGCAATACTTTTGTTGGTGTTCTTAATGGTCGTTATAAAGTGTATATTGATCCATATGCCGTTGCTAGTGATACAAACTGGTTCGTAGTTGGATATAAGGGATCATCTGCATATGATGCAGGTTTGTTTTATTGCCCATACGTTCCATTGCAAATGGTACGTGCAGTTGACACAAACACATTTCAACCAAAGATCGGATTTAAGACTCGTTACGGTATGGTTAGAAATCCTTTCTCACGAGGAACAGTACAGCCAGCATCCGCCGCTGAGTCAGAATACGGTGGTGACGAGATTGATGGTAATGTTGGTACGGCTAATGCCAACGTGTACTACAGACTTGTACGTGTAGAAAATTTGATGTAATTTTTCTTATACATTAAGTTTTGATTAAGAGGGGACCCAATCTCACGAGGGTCCCCTTTTTTTGTATGAAAAATTCGGTGATCCTAATCAAAAATACCCCTCTAAAAATCCGGAACAAAAAAACGCCCAAAAAGCCACACAAAAATTATGAAGGTGAATTATGATATTTGTAATAGGAAATGGAAATTCAAGAAAAAACGTAAATCTTAATATTTTAAAAGAGAATGGAACAGTTATAGGATGTAATGCATTGTATAGGGATTTTACTCCAGACATTCTTTTTAATCAAGATTCTCACACATTTCATGAAATTATATCAAGTGAATATCCAAAAGAAAATCAAGTTTATGTAAGAGAATTAGATTTGTTACCAGAAACAATGTACGATTCTTTGGTTCATGAAATTTATAATAATGAAAATTTTATTGAAAATGATAAAAAAAATGCCGAACAATTTTATATGCATAGTGCGGAGTTTGGGCATTTAACTGATTCGGATGTTATGAATTATATAACTTGGATCCCAGATGACTATAAAATAAATATTGCTCCTTGGGTATCAGAAAATAAACTTGATTTTGATCAATCAAATTCAGGATTTTGTGCATGTAGATTATCATATGAATTGTATTCGACTGAAGAAATTTTTATGATAGGGTTTGATATTTTTGGGAATAGAAATAATATGTATGATGGTACTCATGGTTATTATGATCCTTCAACACCTCATCATATGCAAGAACAATGGTTGAGTATTTTTAATCAATTACCAACATTATATCCTGATATAAATATAAGAAGAGTTATTGATAATGGTCCATCTCTTGAAAATATACCTAACATTACTTATGAAGAATTATGTCAACATTCTCAAATCAACCTGAAAACTTTAACTACTTTAACCCAATAGGGTTTAAGTTTGAAGTCGATAAATTACCTAACGTTAATTTTTTCTGTCAGGCCGCAACTTTACCTGGGCTCACTTTAGGTGAAGCAACTCAACCCACCCCTTTTAGAGATATTCCTACTCCAGGAGATACAATTCTTTTTGAAGAATTGACGATTCGATTTATAGTGGATGAGGAGTTGAACAATTGGTTAGAATTGAAAGATTGGATTTTTGGATTAGGATATCCAAATAGTGGGGAAGAATATAGAGAACTTGCATCGAAAAATTCAGAAATAAAACCTGGAGGGGACAAATATTCAGATGGAATATTAATGATATTAACCAGTAATAAAAATGTACAACATAAGGTTGTTTTTCAAGATTTATGGCCCGTGACTTTGACAGGAATACAACTAGATTCTTCTGTAGCAGAAGTTGACTATATCACCGCAGATGCTACATTTGCATATACGATATATAGAATAGAAAGGTTAATTGGAGATAATTGATTATGAAAACCCTTGATGATTTTATGTTTGAATCGGTACATACTGACAAATCTTATAGAACACGTTTACAACATGCACATCCAGTTACGGGTGAATTAATGACACACTCGTATGCTAATTTTTATGGTCCTATACTTAACCCCCGAAGATCAACAGTTGCTAATGTATTAGAAATTGGGGTTTGGAGAGGAGGGTCTTTATCAGGATGGGCAAATTATTTTGATAATGCGAATGTTTATGGTATGGACACCGTAGATATGTATGAACTTAATAGAAATGAGGGTAATGACATTATATTACCTGATAATGCTACATTTATATGCGGAGATGCATATAATGAAGAAGTTTTACGAAAACATTTTGGAAATGTAAAATTTGATGTGATTATTGATGATGGCCCCCATTCAAAGGAAAGTCAATTATTTACATTAAATTATTTTCACGATAAACTTAGAAAAAATGGAGTTATTTTCATAGAAGATGTAGGATCGTGGGAGGATCACAACATTTATTGTCAATATTTGTATGAGAATTTTAAAGGTGACAAAAACATGCTGACTTTGATAGATAGAAGTCGAAATCCTTATCACGAATGGAATGAATATATAATTATGTACTATACAGAATAATATGACACTAGAAGAAATACAGAAATTATGGTCCAGTGATAGTCTAATAGATGATACAGAATTAGATAATGAGTCTTTAAAGATTCCTGAACTACATTACAAATATTTTAGAGTTTTTTCAGATGAGAAACTTAAACTTGTACGCATGTATTCTAAACAAAAAGAATTGCGTAGATTGAAATGGTTGTATTATACAGGAAAACTTGATCAAGATACTTTAGAAAATTTAGAATGGCATGTATTTGAATTGGATATAAAAAAGAATAGACATGATTTGGAAATGTTTATAGAATCTGATAAAGATATTTTAGAAATTACAGAAAAAATATCATATCAAAAAGAAAAAATAGAATTTTTAGAATCTATTATAAAATCTTTGAATACTAGAGGATTTCAGATTAAAAATGCAATTGAATGGAAACGTTTTACTATGGGGAATTAAATGTATGATTTAATGATACAGTCCAATATTCATTTATTTGAAGAAGATAAAGGCACGATAGGAGGAACCGAAAGACAAATATTAACGGTTTCTGAAGAATTGGTAAAAAGAGGTGTAGATGTTGCTATATTACATTCGTTAAAAGATGGTAGTGATAAGGTTATAAATGGAGTAAAACACTTAAACAAATATCGACATCATTATGACTATTCAAAGGTAAGAGTGCATGTAAATCAGCAACAATATGTTTTAAATGCACATTCAGGAATAATAATGCAAAATTTACATGTTCCTCATGTTTCATCTATTGAGATAAATTGTTCTCAAAAAATATTTCAATGGTTTCATAATTGGTTTTACATGTATCAAAATATAATTCCACGTATATTCAATTCTAAAGCAGTTCAACGATATGTTTATGAAGGTCCGAATAACCCATATAGTTCGTGTATAAACCCTCTTCCTGATGATCAAATGATTTATTATATGGTTCCTAAAGATATGAATCAAAAACCTCAAAAAAAGAGAGATAATTATTTATTTTGGATGAGTGCTTTCGGTAAAGGTATGAAAGAGGCCGTATTAATGTATATTTCTTTATATGAGAGAGGATTGACAGACCGACCTTTTAGAATATGTATACCCCCACAGGTGCAAAAAATAGATGTGGATATTTGTTGGCAAATGATACATGATGTAGGTCGAAAAAGATATCCAATAGAATTTTTAGGAGAATTAGAATATCAAGATGCATTATTTCAATTAAGTAATGCCGCTTGTTTATTTAGGGCAGGATCTCCTCAAGAAACATTTGGATTGGTATATCTTGAAGCAAATCGATTAGAAGTTCCTGTATTAACATATGCTGGAGATGCCGGAGAAGAAATATTAACAGATAAACATAATTTTATAATTGATAAAGATAGCACTCTTCAAAATATCAGTGATTGGTTAGTTAATATAGAAAAGAAAAAAACGAGTGTAGATATGAGTAGATTTGAACCAGAATTAATTTCAAAACAATGGATTGAATTAATAGAAAATGCATAATGCACTTTGAAACTGATACTCTTCTAATAGATAAAAAGAATGAGGTATTCATGATGGTGCA